ATCCTTTTTAGCATTTATGAAATTCTCACGAGATCCATACTTCATCTTCTTCTTGGGTTCATTTGAATTTGCATTTGAATTATAGTTAGATACTACAGAGTTTGTATTATTGTTATTGTTATTGTTCACTCTATTCTTCACTTGAATTTCTACAAGCTTGCGTCTCTCATCAACATTGTTCGCAAACTTTACAACTTTTCTTCGGTGATTCATTTTCTCAACTTTGGTTAATCCCATTTTGGTGTATTTGTTTTCAATATCTTTACGGAGTCCAGTCTTTTCATTCAACTTATTCTCAATAGTTTTCAGGTTTTCTACGTTCTTCGCCGCTCTCAACTCTCGTGCCCAAACACCAATTTTACCTTTTAAGGGTCCCTTTCTTTCTAGGAAAACACCATCGTTATTTGGTCGCAAGTTCAATTCCTTTGTAATTTTATTCTTCAGTCTCTCCCTCTCCGAGTTAAAATTTACTTCCTCCGTAAGAGATGTGGCAGAAATTTCACCGTTATTGTTTAAACTGTTTTGTAACTTTCTAGTGTTACTCAATGTATTTGCATTTCGTTTAGCGTTTCCTAGAGTTTGGTTAGTGTTATTGAATAAGTTCATCAACTTCTTCTTGTTCTCATTTGGTAATCCCAAATTGTTTATGTGCTTACTCAATTCATTGGATTCGGAGTTTTTGTTGTTAAATATCGGGTTATTCGTCATAGTTGGTTCGAATGTAGGATTATTGATTTTCGTCGTTTTATTGTTATTGTTATTGTTATTTGAATTCGAGTTATTGTTGTAAATGGGTTTATTGTTATTAGCTAATTTAGCATTGATAATTTCAGATGATATGTCATTCTTTAATTTATTCATAATTTCATTTATAAGTTGATTAGGTTCAGCTGCTCGCCCTCCTAATCTCAGTTTGGGCTTCATTTTTATTGGTTCACTCGATAAAGTATTATTGTTAACTTTCTTCTTATTAGACTGCGTTTTCTTGTTAATATTGTTACCTACATTTTTACGCATAGAGTTCATTATATGGTTGGTTACATTTGTGTTCAACTCTTCATTGACAGTATTGTTTATTAACTCTTCCATCATATTATTCACTTTAGCCTCATTTCTACGTGTAGTGTTCAATTTAGCATCGTTGACTCTATTAATATTGTTACCAATATTATTACGTGTAGTGTTCAAAATGTTATTGGTTACATTAGATTTCACCTTTGTATTATTGTTTAATTTTGTAGACTTAATCGCTTGAATATTTAACTCGTCATTGACAGCGTTATTTATCAATTCTTCCATCATGTTATTTATTTGAGCACTATTCTGCTTATTTGGACCGTTGTTTCGTGTAGAATTCATAATAGTGTTTTTTGTTGAAACTGGTACAAGTTGATTCAACTCATTAATCACTGTTTCGTTTACTAAATTTTCAGTCATGTTATTTATTTTAATACTATTATTCTTGTTAGCAGTGTTGGGTGGAAGTGCTACATTCTTCTTCTTACCACTCTTGAAATAATTCAAGAAGCTTTTACCTTTCTTTTTCGTCGCATTCTCGGTGACTAATTTAGGAACTATATTCTTTTTCGTCGCATTCTCGGTGACTAATTTAGGAACTACATTCTTCTTCTTACCACTCTTGAAATAATTCAAGAAGCTTTTACCTTTCTTTTTCATTGCATTTTGGCGTTCTAATGTAGGAACCACATTCTTCTTCTTACCACTCTTGAAATAATTGAAGAAGCTTTTACCCTTCTTAGGAGGCACATTGGTCGTAGGTTTATTATTCCTATTAGGAGGAAGTGTATTCTTACCTATACCATTATTAGGCCTCACGTTGTTGTTACCAGTTCCACTGTTGGTAGTATTGGGCTTCACGTTGTTGTTGGGCCTCACGTTGTTGTTACCAGTTCCACTGTTGGTAGTATTGGGCTTCACGTTGTTGGGCTTCACGTTGTTGTTACCAGTTCCACTGTTGGTAGTATTGGGCTTCACGTTGTTGGGCTTCACGTTGTTGGGCTTCACATTGTTTGGCTTCACGTTAGGGGGTCGCGGTGGACCTGGCGTCGGGGGGAGTGGGGGTATTGGCACGACCGTGCGTCCTTTTAAGAAATTTGGTGTTCCACTCGGTGGTCCCCCGACCGGTGGGCCACCAGCACTACCCGATTTTTGCTGTAAAAATGCAGGAGTTGTTATAGGCGGGGGTCGATTAGGGGGTCTAGGGAAAAATGGCACCTTCGCGTCACTTTTTATATTCTTCGATGTTAAACCTCGATTACTCATAAATCTCACGCGTTTTGTGGTCGCTTCAATTAATTCCTTTTTCGTCATGTTATCCGCGTTCTCTACACCAACCTTGTTGGCTATCCGAAGAAGTTCTTCTCTCTTAGTTTTCGGATCAAATAATAGGTCATAATTTCTGTTACCTAATATAACCTTAACCTGTTCAGGTGCAACTTTCACTGCTGTACTTTGTACTGCTGTACTTTGTACTGCTGTACTTTGTACTGCTGTGGGGGTCTTTTTCACTGCTGTGGGTTCTTTGAAAAACGATCTCATCAAAACAACTTTCGCTGCTGTACTTTGTACTGCTGCGGGACGTTGTTGTGTAATTCTTTTCACTGCTGTGACTGGAGACGATCTAGAAGTTTGTTTTCTACCAAGTTTGATGGGTTCTGATATATTCAAAAACTGAAGACGTTTTAGAATTGTATCAGTGAGTTGCTTCTTAGTCAACGCCTCAACCTTCTTGATATTGATCTTTTCAGCTAAATTCTTTAAGACTATTCTACTCGAAGATGTATCAAACAATTTCTCATAATCATTCGAATCAAATGGTGATTTCTTATCCAGTAGATATGTTCTATCTGGGGTAAGAATAAGGGGTGGCAACAGCAATTTTCCTTCCTGGATATTGGTGTATGCTTCACAAATCTTCTTTTTTGTTAGTTTGGTTGTTTTCCCGGTTCTGATTTTAACCACATTCCGGAGAACTTTAACGCTCGTGCTCTTTTTACACGGGTCTGTCATATATTTTAAACTAACAAAAAAAAGTGATTAAGTAGTCAGATATCCTCTGTTAAATAATTGAACTTTTTCTTCATAACTCATATTGAAATCGAATACATCAGTATCTTCAACGTTGATCTCAAGTACTTCTATTGGTGTGTCATAAGTCACCCGATTAGAAAGCGCTGAACGCACGAGGGTTTCAACAAACTGTTTTGGTGTTTGTATATCTTCTTGATACTGTCGATTCATCATAATTTTAATACACGTAACTTCGTGTGGTTTTTTATCAAAAAATGGTGTCAATGGAAATTCCTCTTTCATACCTCCATCGACGTAGGTTTGACCTTCGTACTTACCACATGCAAATATGAAAGGTACCGCCATACTCATACACACGGCATCAATAACATTCATATCTGGATGCGTATCCTTTGAAAAATACACAGTTTCTGATGTATTCATACAAAATGCCGAGATGTATATCTTCATATCGACTTCTTTGAATGTAGGGTCATAACCACATATTTCCACTAGCTTTTTACGGATAGGAGCCATATCAACAAATCCAAATTTGTTAAAAAAGGAGCCCAAACGTATCTTAACAAAATTGGGGATATTAATGGATAATGACGTGGTTAGAATTTCATCTACTGACATCCCCATAGCCAAAAATAAAGTTAATATTGCGCCGGCGGAAGACCCTGAAATTTCCTTGACATTGACAAGTTGAGACTCTCGCATTTTTAGGGCGCCAATCAATGAAAATAGTCCCATTGACGCTGGTCCCAGAATAAGGTACTTCATATCCCTATCTAATAGAACTGAGGAAATTGGCGACGCAATATCGCAAACACCAAGGCGTACACAACGGTGTGCGTTAACACCGATTGTATGCTCGTCTGACCAGAGGCGAAGAGACCTCCTGATTTGGCTGGAATTGTGAGCAGGAGACCGGGGCTTAGTAAGATGAACAGAGCCGTTGTAACGAGTAGATCTGTCTTGGTGAGTACGATACCCATTGTTTTGGCAATTAGGCTGTATACTAGAAAGAACACGAGAGCGTGGAAAAATACGGGCAGTTGACCAGTTTTCCTGTTCATGAAAGATAGTTTTGAGCCGTCGGTGGTCAGAAGAAGACCTGGGCTGAGTGATAAAAAAAGAGCAGCAGGGATCGCAACTTTTTGCGATGTGATATCCGGTAACATTTAATATATACGCATATAATTTTTAGCAAAATCAACGAAATGGTCGATGGTAACACCTCGCATCATCTCCTCATGGAGTCCATTATCATTTATGATGCGCCTGAGACTTTTCCATACATGATTGAGAATCATCTCTTCTTGATAGTCACATGTGATCCCTTCCCGGGGAGAGTCGTGTTCCTCATAACAAAACTCGACAAAGTCGCAAAATGTCCCCGTGTGTTCAATGTGTGCATCGTATAGGAGTGTCCTGATAGTATTCCACATGTACTGTAATTCATCTGAGTATTCGACTTCCCAGTCTTCGATATTCAGAGGAGTGTGTTCATTATTGAACCCCTCGTCATCACTGACGTCGGGATCAAATCCGTTAGTGGCTTCGTATACATATTGGCTCCAAACCATGGTTAGTTACTTATCTTCTTTCTCGGGCTTATCTTTTAAACCGGTTAATGAGAGAGAAGTTGATTCTTTTACTTTAAGACCATCTTTAATGGCATTTAAGGCTCCTTCAACCTTTGCTTCGTCGCCACCGAAAAATTTCAAGAGTCCATCTTTGATAGCATTTTTATTGATACTACCCGTACGAACAGATTTACGAAGGCTGATTTTACCTTTCCTGAGGTTAATGGTATCAATACCCTGTTCAACCATGTGTTTCTTCACATTCTCCTTGAGACGCTTCTCTTCTTGATTGAGGATTTTGATATCAGCTTTCGCTTCAGAAAGTTGTTTGGAAAGTTCGACAAGCTTGGAAACGTTACCTGAAAGGTCAGTTCCAACCGAAGTCATATGTTATTTCTACAGTTTAATCTTTAAGCACACAAACTGCGCTGCATGAGATCGGGGACGATGGTGGAGTTGTTCCACACGAAGGGATCCTTAGCGTTGGGGGGGTCCGCGCGGATCTGCTGGTTGGCGTTACGGAGGGCACCACCGACAGTCTCGGGGAAACCAACCTGGGCACGGGGCTCAAGGAAGTTTTGACCCTTGAGGATGTCTTCTGGGGCAAACTGACCGAAATCTTCCTCGGAAGCAACCTCACGGGGGAGGAGAGAGGAGGCGAGGCCGGTACCCTTCTGCATACCACCGTTCACGGGTGCAGCAGATGGCCCGATGGCCGAACCACTACCCAAGCCGACATACTCACGCTCATTGATGGAGTAGTCGGAAGTCTTGTTAAGGGTAGTGAGTAAGTAGACAACAACGGCAATAGCTACGAGGGTAAGTATCTTAGACTGGTGACGCTTAATCATATTAGCGATCATCTTTATATATTAGTAACAAATTTTTTTTATTCGTCATCGACAAATGCATATTCGTCTGGGTATGTATCGATGATTGGCTCTGGGTGAAGCCTGACCTGAACAAGATTCCATGTGCAAGCGAATGACTTCTTGGCGAACCAAAGTTCAGAAAATTCGAGAATCACATCACACGACTTATCCTTCTGGAGAGTTTCAAAATCCACAGCCTCCTGTTGAGAATTGAAAATCTTGGTGACATCGATACGATCGCATCTCAACTGGTTATCCGATGCACTATGTGTATAAGCTCCCCTGATAACATCTTCGGATAACTCCTTACCAAACCAATCAACCGCATTCTCTTGAGCGGCTGTAACATTTTCAGAATCGATTACTCTGATCTTATCAGCATTCACCTCAGATACGAGGTCAATAAGAATGTCATCGGAAATGTCCGAGATTTTAACACCATTCAACTGAACGAAAACCTTACGCTTATTATCATTACGAACTTTTACAGATCGGAGGCCATCTTCACCTTTGGTGAGGGTATCGAAAATCATTTATACTCTATTTGTGTTTCATTTCTTTAACCCAACAAATGGTATATTAGATGCCTTGTCGAGAATTGATTTAGATAACCAGTCATTTCTGTCCCCCCTGTACCCATACAATGTCTTCTTGATATTGAGACTTTTATTGAACTTTTGCGCATTCTTTGGCCTGTAATTTTGTTCATTTTTCACATATGACTTATTAGTGATAGTTTTCCATTTGAGTGTCTCCACATTGAAACGTTTGTTCCCTGATGATTTTTCGTAATTGTTTCCAACTTTTGTGCCCTGGATAACTGTCTTAATACCATGTACCATCTGCTTAGATAAACGTTCCTTTAGGGGTTCTGTTGTAAATTTACTGTAGTTTCGCGGGTTAACACCGGATGCTTTCTTGATATTAACATTTCCAGATTTGATGCGCACTGTGGGTACCTTTTTGATCTTGTTACGAACCTTTTTGAATATATCATCAATAGAATCACTCTGTTTCACGCTCTTATTAAACATTTTTCCAAGTTTTATGAGACGTTGGCGATCCTTTTCTTTCTTTTCTGGTCGCAACTTGAGTTTATGCATGAGATAAATGTCCCCAATCAAGAACTCTTTACTCGCGACAAAAATCTTATTGTTTACGATCATCTTTCCGGTACTGGCATTACGGTATGTAATCCCCTTCTTCCGCGTTAAAGCGACATCTGAACCAAACTCATCTGGGCGCATGAATGGAATGTCTAAGATACCACCCATCGTGAAATCTTGAATTTTACCAGTTTTTGGTGACAAATACCTAATATTGAGATCCAACGCGAATAACTCTACATCGATAAAAACGTCACCTTTCCCTGGGTCGTTATCCCCCCTAGTTTTCTTTTTCTTGATGAGTGTGTACCTCCTGGTAACGTACGGCCCCTTGTTTTTGAATCCCACACCAAGGAACTTTGTCAACTTACCTTTCTGAGCCAATATACGGTTTTTAATTCGTGTATTTAAGCGACTGGATATTTCCCCAAGTTTATTCCATAAGAGTAGTTTCAAAGCCTGGAGTTTCCCAAAGTATTTCGCATTCGTTTTCATGTGAGGGACAAATTTCGCATCGATGTCACTCGTGACTATACGATCTTTGAATTCTACATACATATTGAAAGCTTCTCCACCACTTATGATGAGATCACCAGACGATTTGAGAAATTCCGTCAGTTCTCCAGTTGTTTGAAGGATGATATCACGGATAGAATCTGTGACAAAAACATAAATCATCTTCTCAAACCCTTTGTCAGGATATGTACTGTGGACACGGTCCCTGAACTTCCTCAAATCTCTCTGTTCATTACGATCGAAATATTTTTTGAGTTTTGAATCTTTGAAAAGTAAATTATCATTCATGAATTTTTCAATGGTCTCTTTTGGGTAAATCTTTTCATCCATTATTATATTGTGATATATTATTATGGACTGTGGCATTATAGACGAATGTAGATGTTACATGTACAAAGGTACGAAGAAGCAATTCTGTGGTGCGAGGAGGGGACCCAATATTTCTCCATGCCCGAGCGCGTGCTGTGCTGGTGGATGTTCTGGACAACCTTTCCGAATTATAGAGAGGCCCAGTCTTAATAAGAAAAAGGACTCTATGTTCTTT